TGTTATGCAGATGGCGCAGGCTGCCCCACAGATTTATGATCTTCCTCAATTGCATAGACAGATGATTGAGGTGTTGGGGATTAAAAATGCCGATAAGCTGGTACCCACGGATGATGATAATAAGCCTGTAGACCCGGTTAGTGAGAATATGAATGTATTAACAGGGGTTCCTTTACAGGCTTTCATTACTCAAGACCATCAAGCACATATTACAACCCACGATGCTTTTTTAACTGATCCACAAATGGCCGCGTTTATCGGACAGAACCCACGGGCTAATGAGATTATGGGGGCAATGCAAGCACATTTGGGTGAACACATGGGTTTTCTCTATCGTCAACAAATAGAAACAAATCTGGGAGCGCCGTTGCCTCCACCTAATGAAGAGTATGTGGAAGTGCTGGAAAATTCTATTGCATCCTTGCAAGCCCAAGCAGCTATACAACTTAATAAAGAGAAGCAGGCACAGGCGGCTCAACAACAAGCCCAGCAGATTGCGGAAGACCCACTTGTACAAATGCAGCAGCGAGAACTACAACTTGAAATGGATGATCAAGAGCGGTTGGTTACTAAAGATGCTGGTGAATTGGCATTGAAGCAACGAAGACTGGCGTTGGATGAAGAGAAGGCCAAGGTTGATGCAGTATTAGAGGCCCAGCGTATAGCTTCCCAGAATGAGCAAGCACAGGCAAAGAACGACTTGGCTGAAGCCAAAGCAATAGTAGATGCAACAAAAGAACGGGCGGAAGCGCATAAAGATGCGTCTGAAGCTTACCGCGATGACAGAGAGGATAGGTAATGACGATAACCTTAGACATGTTTGAGGATACCCCTGCTTTTAAGCTGGCGCGTAAAGATGATCCTCAAAGTAGTAAAGATGCAGCTAACGAAGTATCCAGTGGGAAAATGTTAACACTGGTCTATAAAGAGATTGTAAAAGCAGGAGAGCGTGGGGTTACCACAAAAGAAATACGGAGGATGTACCCCTATTTACCCTATAGCTCTATTACTGCTAGACCTGCTCAATTACAAACAGACGGTAAAATATATTACGTAGAAGGGGACAGACGGGAAGGCTGTCGGGTAATTCGGGCGGTAGGGGAATAAAGAATGGACGAGGGAACTTTATTAGCTGATGGGTTTGGTGAAGCACTTATAGGCACCGGGTATCGGTGTGGACAGCCAGAGATTGCCGTTTATGACATTAAAAAGTGCATTTCTCTTTTACAGCAACAAGATATGAGCTACGAAGAAGCTGTAGAGTATTTGGACTTTAATGTTTTTGGTGCATGGGTGGGAGAGCGAACACCTATTTTTGTAGACCTTAAAGAAGAGGTTAACTAATGGCTAAGACCGTCTTTGGCGTGCTGCAAGATAAGATTACAGTCGAATTAACGGCTGCGAAAGACCATTTGTCCAGTGGAGCAGTTAAGGATTTTGCTGAGTATAGGGATTTGTGTGGCTTTATTCGGGGTCTCGAAGTCGCATTACGGGAAGTAAATGACCTCTCGCGCAATTATATGGAAGATGAAGATGACTGAAATGACCGCTTTGGAGATGAAACGGAAGGAAAAAATAGAGACAGACGGGGCAGCGCAAGAAGCGTTGGATGCGCTTATCCCTAAACCTGTAGGGTACAGGGTACTTATCGCCTTGCCTAATGTAGAAGAAACGTTTTCAGGGGGAATCCTGAAAGCAGCTAAAACCCTCCATGAAGAATACATCCTGTCTACGATAGGTGTAGTTTTGGATATGGGGGAGCAAGCCTATACTGATAAAGACAGGTTCCCAACTGGCCCGTGGTGTAAAGCGGGGGACTATGTAATGTTTCGGGCTAACACTGGTACACGTTTTAAGGTCGGCCAACAAGAGTATCGTCTGATGAATGATGATTCCATTGAAGCCGTTGTTGATGATCCGAGAGTTATTTCTCGTGCGTAAGGAGTAAGTTATGCCAATGCAACAGGTAGAGTATGAATTTCCCAATCCTGATAAACAGGAAAAAGGAGGTAAAGAAGTGGAAGTGGAAGGTAAAGAGGAAGAATTTGAGGTAGAAGTTGAAGGTGCCCTTAATCGTGAAGAAGTGGGACAGGAAAAAACACCTTCCCCTGTTGAACCTGAAATTGAAATTGAGGTGGTTGATGATACCCCTAAAGCTGATCAGGGACGTGTTCCTTCTGACCCTCCAGAAGAAGTAACTAATGAAGAATTAGAAAATTATTCTGAAAAGGTAAAAAAACGTATTCAGCATTTCAGTAAAGGCTACCATGATGAGCGACGGGCTAAGGAAACGGCTCAACGTGAACGTGAAGAACTTGAACGTTACGCAAAACAATTGGTAACTGAGAATAAACAGCTTAAGGGGTCAGTTGATAAAAGCCATAACACTCTTATAGAGTCAGCAAAACAACAAGTTCAAACTGAACTTGACATGGCTAAAAAACAGTACCAACAAGCCTATGAAGGAGGCGAATCAGCGGCTATGCTTGAGGCGCAAGAAGCATTGACTCAGGCGAAAATAAGGGCGGATAAAGTAAGTAATCTTAAACCCCGTGAGGAAACTCCTTTACAAACCCCTGTTAATAGGGAAGAATTACCAGCACGTGCCCCTAAAACTCAACGTGATCCTCAAGCAGTAGCTTGGGCAGATAAAAACGCTTGGTTTGGTTCTGATGATGAAATGACTGCGTTTGCGTTAGGGCTACATACTAAATTGACGAAAGAGGGGGTAAACCCTCAATCAGATACTTACTACGAGAAAATTGATTCTCGTATGCGTGAAGTATTTCCTACTCACTTCGGTGATGGGAAACAAAAATCGAGCAATGTGGTTGCACCCGCTACGCGGAGCACAGCACCTAAGAAAATTAGGTTATCGCAAACACAAATGGCTATAGCGAAACGTCTTGGAGTTTCACTGGAAGATTACGCTAAACAAGCTGCGGAATTAATGAGGAAACAAAACTAATGGCCGAGAACAGACTAGACAGAGAATTAGACACCAAGGAAAAGAAAGTCCATACACCCGCGTGGAAAAGGCCAGAACTTTTGCCTGATCCTACACCGCAAGAGGGCTATACTTTCCATTGGGTTCGCGTTGCTACTAATGGTCAGCCTGATCCAACCAACGTTTCTGCAAAATTACGAGAGGGCTGGGAGCCGGTAAAGGCGGTAGATCATCCTGAAATTGAACTTGCGAGTATTGAAAATGATAGATACAAGGACAATGTTGTGATGGGTGGTTTAATGCTTTGTAAAGCCCCAGTAGAACTGGTTGAAGAACGTAATGCTTACTATAAAGAAACAAGTGAGGCACAAATACGTTCTGTAGACAATAATTTAATGCGAGAGAACGATCCTAGAATGCCACTTTTTAATGAGCGGTCTACTAAGGTCACTTTCGGTAAAGGATAATTTTAGGAGTTTAATATGGCTACTACATCAACCCCTTATGGGTTAAAGCCTATAAATGAAATCGGGGGGCTTCCTTACGCGGGGTCAACTCGAAAACTCCCTATTACGTCCGGGTTTGGTACTAATCTTTTCTATGGAGCAGTTGTGTGCATAGCAGCGAACGGTACTATTGAACTTGTGATTACTAACGGGGATAATTCTACACCTTTCCCTGCTGGTACGATTGGCGTTTTTATGGGGTGTTCATATACGGACTCCACTATGGGTTTTGTTAACCGTCAATACTGGCCTAGTGGTACAGTAGCTTCTGATGCGTTGGCATTCATTGTGGATGATCCTAATACTTTGTTCCAAGCACAGGCTGCGGGTACAGTTACGCAAACTGATTTGGGGCAAAATACGCATTTCGACGCGGTACAGTCCACCAGTACGGGTAGTACTGCTACGGGCAATTCAAATACTGCGTTAGATGCAACAACTGGAGCAACTTCTGGATGGGCTTTTAGAATTGTTGACTTTGTAGATGCACCGGGTAGTGAAGTAGGTGACGCATACACTGATCTGATTGTGAAGTTTAATCCAGATTCCCATTCATACACCAACAAGACTGGTATATAAGGAGACTTGAGATATGGCTATTTCACGAGCGCAACTCCTCAAGGAACTCTTACCGGGGTTAAATGCCCTGTTCGGCCTTGAGTATGCTAGATATGGGGAGGAAACCA